ATTAACCTTCTTGTAGTTGCCGCTTGAAATCCTGCTATGTATGCAGTGACATCAACAGTAGTACCATCTAATTGATAAGTTACTGAATTTGGATCGTATAATACTCCACCTGCTAAAGTACCGTCTGAGGAAGTACTAAGTAAAAACGGATGTGTAGCATTTGTTGCGTTGTCTAAATTAAATGTATTAACTGCGCCTGGAACAATTTGTAATACTGGAGCTTCTGTTCCATCAATATAAAATGCATTTCCGCCGCCGCCTGATTTAGCCGCTACAGTAACCGTAAATGTTGTATTTACTGCATCTGAATTATCAGCTGATGTGTGACCTTCGTTAGCAATGTATAAGTTACCGCCATATTGAACAACGTCATTAATTTTATAAAGCTGGGCATTATCCCAGTCTCCTTTCCATTGCTGACCGTCAGTAATTTTATTCCAATATGCGCTTAGATCTGTGTAAAAATCTGCTGCCGCTGTATGGCCGCCAATACATACATATGTATTACCACCATATCTAACTATATCATCTTTGTAATATGTAGTGCTGGTTACCCAATCACTTTTGTATACAAATCTAATTCGTCCTAACTTAAACTCTGCCATTTGATGCTCCGTCTTCTATGTATTTATCTACCCACATATTATTCACCGCTACTTCCTAATAAGTATTGTGTGGCTAATAAATGTCCGTCAATGCCGCCAATTGCGTTTACTGGTGCATCAATATTAACATATAATTCTGCCGCCGAACTTAATGTGTTTGAGGTTATTTGTACTTGTCCAGCTACTAATGTATTTGTAGTAGCATTTGAACCACCGCCGCTAATCCTGCTTTCTAAGTATGCCGCAATAGCTTTTTGTGTTGGTACAATATTATCACTGTTAGCAATAAAAGATGTTTCTTTTGAAAACTCTCTAATTACAACTGCGCTTGCGCCGACTTGAATACCACCAAGTGATAATTCTGTAAGTCCGCTTAAATTAAATTGTGTTGCACTAATTGTAACAACACCTCTGGCCTGTTCAACTTCAAATAAGTCACCTACTTTAAAGTTACCGTCCTGGTCAGTACTTGTATAGAATACTCTACCACCGTTATATATAATTGTTTCATTAAAAGGTTTAGGATCATCTACTGGATTTTCACCTTCTAAGTATAATGTTGGATAACGTGTGCTGGAAATATTTCCTGTACCAATATCTAAGAAATCGTGCCCTGTTAATCTTACTTGACTAAATTGTTCACGTATTGTACAGTCTACTTCGTGTGCTGGTGATTCATCAGCTTGTAAACTTGGGCTAATTAAAAATTCTGCAGACCAACTACCACTAATCAATTCTTGATTGCTCACTTTTGTTACTGAATAAAGAACTTCGTCGATGCCGCCAATGTTTAAGTTTGATCCAGGTCCTGGTATTGCTGATAAGTCTTTAACAAACAAAGTTGTACCTGTTTGATAATTGTCTGCATATCCATCTCCGGTAATTGTTGCAGTAGCAGTTGTGTATCCTTCTCCTGCATATGTAATTGTTGGTGGACCTAAAACTCCATCTCTGATATTTACATCTAAAATTGCGTCTCTTGTATTTTCATTATCATAAAGTGTAGCAAAACATAATCCGTCAGTATATCCTGAACCAGGTTCGTATACTTCAACTTCCGCTATTCTTGATGTTGTAACAATTACTCTACCAATAGCTCGTGTTCCTGTAGAAACTTTATCCCATTGATTTGATCCGTCAACAAGAACTATCCAGTCATTATCTCCTGCACTTGCACTTGCTGTAAAGCTCTTGAAGTCAGTCATAGATAACGTTGTACTGTCATCTCCGTATGTATTCCAATACAATCCGTTTGTTGATTTTGCCGCAAAAGAACTATTACCTGTTGCAAGGAATGTTCCTGTAGCGTAACTTATATTTGTAAATATACCTTCTTGTATATAACCTGTTTCAAAAATCTGTCCGTTTTGTGTAACTACAGTTGGTATAAATCCAAATGCACTATCTGCTTCTTCAGCACCTATAAGCACTAATTTGTTTGCTCCGTACGCACCATCTGAATATTGGAATTGTGGTACTCTTCTTGGAGAAACTGGTAATCCGGAAGTTCCTACGTGGTCCCAAGTTATCCAATATTCGCCATCAACAGACCATGCAAAATATCCATCTGTTGCATCAAATGCAATATGAACACCATCATAGAAAACTTGTTTGCCGCCATAATTATCTTCAATAGACGTACTATTACTAATTTTACGTGCAACTAAGTCTTCAAATATTTGTTCAATTCTTAAACTTCTATTATATGTTACTTCATCGTCGGCGTCTGCGCCATTTGTTCCTGCAAGCCAAGCAGTAAAACAATCTGTATCTTTAGAAGTAAATCCGCCGGAATTGTTAATATCTTTTCTTACAAATCCAGTAGCTTGTACTGTTTCGTCCATAAAGTCGCCAAGTAATCCGCCCGATCCTTGCATTGCTTGTAAAATACAATGCGGATCAACCCATTTCCTATTGTCCAATGTTCTAATTATTGTAAAATCTCTGCCTGCTTGTGTTGCTGTAACTAACGGGTTATTAGCATCGCTTGCTGACTTACCAGCCCATGTTCCTATGGCTGCCGCATCACTATATTGATAAGAGCCGTTACGTGCTAACATAACAGTCTTACCGTTTATAGTTGACATAGTATGCCAGTTAGCTGTTATAGCCCCTGTTGAAACTGTCCATGAACTACCTGTAGTAGTATATGCAAACTTATCTGTTGCGGCATTGTCGTAACTTCCGAAACTAATAATAAAATTCGTTCCGTCAAAAACAAGTCCACTTACTTCACAAGTATCACTTGTTACAGTATTGCTGGTCCAACTTGTTCCGTCTGTACTTACTGCAACCTTACCGTCTGTAGTGGCAGCAACATATTTGGATCCTCCATAAACTATGTACTGCCAACTTCCACTTTCAGGACCATTTACGTTTGTTGCTTCAAACAATGGTTCAGTAAATGTAATTTTTGGTTCAATATTATATCTTGTAGTTGAATCTAAAGTTGCTTCTATTGGATATCCAGGTTGGAAATGATCCCAACCATTTTTTCCATCTGATTCTCTACTTACAATAACAATTTTTCCTGTTTCATCAAAGTCAGTAATTTCACCATACTGTCCTACACCTTTACCTGAAACAATAACAATTCTCTGTCCTATATACTTTGCTTGTGTACCTACATCTGCCTGTGCAAGTGTAATAGATAAAGTATCACCACCCTGTGCAGTGTTGGCAACAAATTGGTAATCAAAACCACCTGGTACAGTACTGTCACCTTTTGGATCTACTCTTACATTGCTAACTGCGCCGTTTCTAATTTCATCAATTTTACCAGTACCATATTGTCCTGCGCCAGCAAATGATATTGTTGCTGATGTATATGTTTCTCCAGCATTTTTATAAGCTACTGCAAGAAGTTTTTGTTCGTCTGTACCGTATGTAAATAATCTTCCAGTTTCAGCTTGTTTTGTTCTGTTGTCTATTTTAGCTGTAACAGGAACTTCGTCTGCGTTAAATCCTTCTGCAACTGAACCGTAATCTCCATATGAGTTGTTACCGTTGGTTGCACGTAACTTTCCACCATCTGTACACAAGTAACCGATATGATTGTAGTACGTAAACACAGACACAAGTTCTGACTTGCCATCTTTGTTTGCCCAGTAACCAATACCATCACTTAAAACTTGTGTAAAGTCGTTAGCAACAATTGATTTATTACCGCCATCGTGTAATGCACCATCTACTTTCATACCTACACACCCTGTACCAAATGTAGAAACATTTTGCACATACGGTGACTTTGTTGTAATCCATGCCGCAGTATCGTCTGAACCGTCTCCTGGATCAAGTGAAACATATGCTCCTGCTGTCGGACGTCTGGTGTTATTAGCGTTTGGTGCACCTAATTCGCCTGTCAACCCTTGTAGAGTCATATTACGTATACCAGATCCGTTTCTTACGTAGAACATGTTTGCAGTCTCTAATCCTGGAGCTGGTTCAATTCTTGTGCTTCTTAATTCGTCGCCTACCAAAGCAGTATTTGCAGGGACAAGTATTGGAATTTGTTCTCTATATACACCTGTCTTAATATTAATTGTAGTTGTTTTAGGAATACTTTTTATTAAAGAATAATTAGTACCGTTGTACTCTACATATTCTCCTATGTAAGGAGTAGTGTTTTCTGTTAGTTCAATAATAATATTGTTAATAGAATCTGTTATGTCTTGCGATGGTGCATCTTCTGGTGCTAATTTATACAATTCAAAAAAGTTAGCATCGTCTGTCGAATCTGTGCTATCACGAACTATATCAGCATACGTATAACCGTCATCTGTTTGTGTTTGTAAAAACGCTTTGAAGTTTGGTGCATCTGGTATATCTGCGCCAGCTTGTATTTGTAGTATGGCTAACCCAATACCTGTTAAATTATCTTGGTAATCAGATGTAGTTAGGTTTGGTTCATAAAGAAATGCTGGATTAGTTCTTGCATAATCACAAGCAAATTTTACAGTTCTAAAAGGTTCTGCCGCCGTTTTACCATTTACAGCTGAATCTGTACCTTCAGGTGACACAAAGAAAGCTCTATCAACTTCTTCAAATGCTTCCCATTTTGGAATAGAATCAGTTCCTACTTTAAGCACATTACCCGATGATCCAACTGCTAATCTTGTAGATTCAGTATCATAAACTTTAATATCGCCGAAGTTTGTTAATTTATTACCTTCTGCACCCTTAATGCTTATTTTCCAATAGTTTTGATCTGGTTGTATAATATCTAAATCAGGTCTACTATCACTATTTGTAGAAGTATGCTCTAAGATACATTCGTATGTTGTTCCAGCCCACGTTACAATATCACCTACGTAATAAGTTACATCGTCTTCCCATGCGTTTCTAAATTGACGTCCTGGTACTAATATTTGCCAACTTAATGGTTGTTGTGTTGGGCTTTCAGCAAGTGTGTCAACTTTTGCTTGGTACAAATATCCGCTGTAACGTACTACATCACCTGTGCGGTACTGTAATGTTTCATCATAATCATTTAAAGCTCTATACCCTGTAAGCGTAACTTCCCAATCGCCAGTATCTTGTGCCAATCCATTAGCGCCTGGTACAGAATCAATATTATTAGTTAGTGCAGTATAAACATAACCGCCATGTAAAACTATATCACCTTTTTGATATTCAGTTGTACTATTCCAGCGACCTTCAAAATCTAATCCAGGAATATATAGATCCCATGCGGCTGATTCGTCATTACGTAATGCAGTAGCATCTGATGTATGTCCAAGTTTACACTTGTATAATGACGCATCATTTTTTACTACGTCACCAATTTTATATCTTGTTGCACCGGACCAATCACCTTTGTATTCAATACCTTGAACTTGGCTTACCCATTTAGCTTGATCGAGTTCTAATCCGTCAACATTTGCGTTGTCTGCAGATGTATGATATTGTATACATCTATATACATATCCACCATACTTAACTACGTCATGGAGCATGTATCTGGTGCTGATGGTCCAGTCACCTTTCCAATTTTCAGTTTCACTTATAATTGTCCATTTTGCAATATCAAATTCTAATCCTGCTAAAACTGAATTAGATGTGTGTGCAGTGTTACAAATATAAGTTACACCATTATAACGTATTACATCGTCAACTTTATAGTCGGTGCTTTCTGTCCAAGTGTTGTTCCAATCGTAGCCTGTCTTAAATAATTCCCAATGTGCAATATCGTCTTCAAAATCTAATATAACTTGTGATGTATGTTGAACAATACATTTATATTGACGTCCTCGATACTTTACAATTTCTCCTTCGCTATAGTATTGGCCGCGAATCCAATCGCCTTTCCAAACTTGTCCATCGGACATAAGTTCCCAATAGCTACCATATCTTGTTTGTAATTCATTACCCATGCCTGGGTTTGTTGTACTAAAGTAATATAATCTTTCAGGCGAGTCTGCACTAACTGTGATAATAATGTGTCTTGTAGTAGCAGTTGAATAACCATCATCATATTCTGTTTCAGTTACAGGTAAACTATCAAGTTCATAACTAACACCAATGTTGTAAGTGTCTCCACCGTTCCATTTACCGTCTTTAGTTGAACTAAACTTTAAAATGTTTACTGCTGTATTGAAATTAATTGTTGTGTTGTCGCTACAATCAAAAGTATATGTTCTACCTTGTAGTAGATTTTGCACAGGAGCATTTATGTTATCAAATGTAAACTGTCCTTGTGCTTGATTATTTAATGCATCAGCTCCCACTCTTACAGCAATTGTTTCGCCGGTTGCTGGATCTCTATCTGTATAAAAATTTGTTGAAGCAACGTGGGCTTGTAAACAAACGTAAGCCTTACCTTGATAAGTTATTACGTCATCTTTACGGTAATTGATAGTTGAAGCCCAGTTTCCTCTCCATCTAAATTTTAATCTATCTAACTTAAACTCTGCCATGTTCTATACCTTTAACCGTACTGCTGTAATCCATTTGATGAATCACCGTCATTGTATGTTTGCTTTTGATTTACCCTTGCAACCAATTCGCCTTCGTCATTCACATAATAATATATGTTTCTGTTGTCCCATTTGTATTGTTCATAATTTAAATTATTATAAACTAATTCATGATCGACATCTCTGCCTTCAAAGAAATCTTGTCCTTCTGTAAATTCGTTAAATTGTTCTTCAACGTCACCTGGTTTATTAATGTTAATACTGTCGTTATCATTAAATTGATCTAATCTACCAAAGAACAATTCACCTTTGTCTGTTCTGCGTAATCCGTAAAAGAATCTTACTTCAGATGTAAAACCCGAGTTACCTTCTCCTGGTCCGCCTATTATAGTCAACGACATAACATATTCTCCTTAAACAATATCCACATAACTTATTACAGCATCTAAAGCGTCATCTTCGTCTGCTTGTATTTCTAATGAATTTTCTGGTGCTAAAATAAGTTTATCACCTGCACCGATTACTTTCAATGTTGCATTTGTAGGTATTGCTACATCCTTTAAATAAAAACCTTTAACGCTGGTATCGTCTCCTACAATAAGGCTTACTTTTACTGTGTCGGTAGTAAGATTAGCTACAGTTATACCAACGATTGTACTTCTTGTACTTGCATCGGTTGCTATTGCTGTTATAGGTAATTTTCCTATATCTTTTACTACTTTATTTTTAAATAATGTTGCCATCTAATTATCCTAACGTCAATACATACTCAATCACAAGATTTTCTGCTGCCGCAAAAGTAATACTACCTGATTCACCTGCAACTGACACCCAACTTGTTCCGTCGAATACTTCTAAGTATCCTTCCTGAGTGTTAAACCTTATCATACCAGTTTCTCTGTATGCTGGCAAAGGTCTTTGAACACTTGTTCCGCTTGGTACAACAAAGCCGCCTGTGCCTTCAATTTTGAAGTAGCCGTTGCCTGCTTGCTGAAATTCCAATGCAGTGTCTGCAAGGTTATTTGTGATAGTACTATCTTTAAAACCTATATCATCTATATTTACCTTGCCTGTACCATTGGCAGATAAATTTAAATCTGTGTCGGTAGTAATAGTTCCAATTACATTTCCGTCTACAAAAATATCATCAACTTCAATTCTTGGAGTATCTAATCTTGCACTTGTAATATTAACTCTTTCACTACCACCAACATACATTCTAATAGTATCATCATTTGCACCTGGTGTGTTTTCAGCAGTAATATAAGTGTCTAAATCTAAATCATATACGCCATTAAGTGCAATCCAATTACCGTCATAACCTTCAAACATATTAGTATCTGTATTGTATCTAATTTGACCTGTAGCAGGACTTCCTGGACGCTGTGCTGTTGTACCTTTAGGTAATTGTAATCCGCCTGTTGCAGTAAGTTTTAAATGTCCTGTTGCACTATCTAAATTAATATCACCTGCAACACTTGAAATTGTATTGCCAGCAAATTTTAAATTTCCAGTTGTAATTTGATCACCGAGTATAGTTGTTACATCGGATCCGTCTACAATAGTAATACCATTTTGCGAATTAACATTGAAATCAGCAGATGTAAAATTGATAGTTCCATCTTTTTGATTTACATAAAATAAATCACCTACTCTAAAATCACCGTTGTGATCAACAGAGCTAAATCTAATTTGTGCATTACTTAATTCTGTAACTTCATTGACTTGCACAACATCATTAATATCGTTATCTACTTCTTTACCAGTTCCAATATATGCAAAGTTTTGGCTAATGAGATACATAAGCACACCATTACCATTTCCGTATGCTCCGTAGTTTCCATATACACAAGCACTTGCTATTGAACGTAACTCTCCGCCAAAGTCAGTTTTGTCAGCTAAAGTTACAAAGTCAGCAGTTGCGCCTCCACTAAATCTTAAGTCTTGGCTTGTAGTTACATTGTCTATTATTTCAATACTGCTATCTAAAGCATTATTAAATTGTAATAATAATACCGTTGCACTGTCTCCAACTAATTGTGTTGTAGGTGCTGTAAAGTTTGCAGTGTATTGAGCTGTGCCTTTTTTAATTCTAAAGTCATCATAGTTGCCTTCAAAAAACTCTCCGCTGCCGTCGTATTTTGCGCCAATGATTAGTGGTTTAGCTGTGCCCATTGATGCACTATAAGTTGCACTTGCTTCTTCATTTCCGTTAATGAATAATTTGATAGTTGTTCCGCTACGTGCAACTGCAACATGATACCATGTTGATGTTGTCATTGTTGTAGTTCCAGCTGTCAATATTGTTGAGCCGTTTATGTAAACAGATGCAACACCTGATGCCATTGTTAACAATAGTCCCGTATCTGTATCTGCTCCTGCTCTCATATCTGCAATAACACGAGTGCCTGTTACAGATGTTGGATGGATCCAAGTTTCAACTGTAAAGTTGCCTGTACCAAAACCAAAATCGTTGTTTGAGCCAACGCCAATATAATCTTCTGTGCCGTCTAATTGTAAACTACTTGCACCAAATTTTTGTTTGGCTGTATCTGTTACAGGATTTTGGTATCTTACTATAGTTTTACCGCCTCTGTCTTGGGCTGTAGTAAGTCCTGTAAGATTGCCTGTGATATAAAATTTATTATCAGCATCAACTGTATCAATAGTGCCTTGTGCTAATACACTTACACCGTCTGTGTCGTAGTAAGTAAAAGTTTGGCCTGCGCTAAATGTTCCTGAGCCTCCAGTAACACGTATTTGTGTTTGTCCTGTACCTTTTAAACCATTAGCACTATCAAAACCATATAAGCCTCGCTGTGCAAAATATGTAAATGAATTTAACCATTCAACCCTTGTACCATTAGTAAAACTAAGTGCATCTGCATTAGGTACAATAAATGTTACACTATGAAATAAGCAACCTGCTTCTCTACTGCCTACTGTTGCAAGTTCACCATCTAAATATGCACCACCACCTGCATCACCTTGTAAGTAACCTCTCGGGTCACTTGCAGAAGTAACGCTACCTGCTGTAATTACACTTACATTTCTAATGTAAGGTGATCTTGTAGTGACTGTGATTCCTGTTGGATTAAATGCAAACGCATATCCTGGGGCAAAAAAATCTTTAATTGTTAAGTCTTCAACTGTGCTTTCACCGTTAAGATAAAATGCTGTTGAAGTGTTTGATAATGCTGTTGGTGTAATATTGACACTACGTATACTGTGTCCTTTTACAGTAACCCCTGCAGGCACTGTCATTGGAAATGTTTCTTGATATAATCCAGGAAATATGTGAATTGTGTCACCTGCTGTTGCTACACTTAATGCCTGTTGAATAGTTGCAAAAGGATCATTAGGGTGTGTACCTGTAAGTGTATCATCACCATTCTCTGCAACATATAACATGTTGCCTTGTCTAAGTGCTAAATCAATACCACCAACAAGTAAGTCATTAGCAGAAACAGTGTCTGCATATAATGTATTTGTAAAAACTTGATTCCAACGCTTTGTTGCTGAACCAAGGTTATATGTAGCAGAAGCATCTGGAATAATATTAGATGCAACTTCTGCGTTAATTGTAATATCGTCTGTATCTGCATCGCCTATGGTAATATTACCGTCAGCAGTAATTGAACCTGTAGCAACAATATTTCCGTAAACATTTGTATCGGCAAATATTTCTACAGTACCTGTACCGTTGGGTGCAAGTTCTAAATTCTCATTTGTTGTATTTGTGCTAATAGTATTGTTTTCAATATCTATGCTATCTATTTGTGCTTTGTTTTGATAGACTACTGTATCCGCTGTACCTAAAGTAAGTTGCGGATTAGTCGTAGATACTGTATTACCAGATATAGTAACGTCTGCAATATTAGCGTTTGTGGAAACTTCTAATTGTGGAACTCTTGCTGTTCCGTTAACGTCTAAATCGTATTGGGGTGTGTTGGTTTTTATACCAATCCGGCTATTATTTACATCTAAATATAGCAAGTCGTTCTCAAAAGCCAGATCTACACCCTCCCTTAGAAGGTTAGCTTTTAAGAGCGGACCACTAATGCGACCAAGTGCCATCTCTTCTCCTCAATACGGGGATCCTGTCCCTCTCGCCAAATTCTCAGCATTTGCTCTTTGCCGGCGAACCACAGTTTGACCCTGCAATACAAAGGTCGCTGTACTGCATTAATAGTATTTATCGTTTTAGTAGATTATCCTAATACAAGCACGTATAAATCAAGCAAATCATTTATGTCGTCAACGTCAACGCCGCCGCCATCTCCAGCCACTTGCTGCCATGAAACTCCATTCCAAACTTCCATGTATTCTGCTTCTGAATTGTATCTTGTATGTCCTAATTCAGGACTGCTATATTTGTTGCTGTTTGTACCTGTTGGAATTCTAAGTCCGTTTGTAGAATCAAACTTCACCCAACCAGTTCCTGCAGGATCTATAGTAAGTGCATTATTGCTTAGATTTTTTATATACTGATCTGATATTTCAATGTCATCTATTTGCAAAATGCCTGTGCCGTTTGGCACTAAATCTAAATCTGAATTACTTAATGTCGTAGTAATTAATGCATCATCAAATAGTATATCTCCAGACGATAATCCAGCTAAGTTTACTATACCTGTATTATCAACTTCACCTGCAAGTAAACTATCCGCATACATTACTAATTTATTTGATGTAGTTGTTGCATCTACATAAGTTTCTCGATTATCTGAATATATTCCGCCTAAACTTAAATTGCCTGATGAATATGCTTCAAACAAATTTGTATCAGTATTATAGCGTATGTCACCTTCAGTTTCATTACGATTAAAATCAGAACCTTTAGGCAAAGTTAAATGTGCATTATTTAAATTAAGTATTTGTGTATTAGGTGAAAGATCTAATTCACCGTCTGTTGTTGTTATAGTATTACCAGATATTCTAATATTTCCAGTATCTATTTGGTTACCTTGTATAACAGATTGGCTTACACCGTCATTTACTGCTAATTGTTGTATGCCTGTAAAGTCTAAACTATTTGCATCAATGTTTGTAATACCTGTGTCATAATCAGCGTAAAAAGTCTCACCTACTCTAAAAGTACCTTTTTGATCAGTAGATACATAGTGTATCTTACCATCATTAATTTCTATTACTTCGTCTGCTTGCTGATGTAATGTATCGTCATTTGTAACATTACCGTCGACACCAATATATGCAAAGTTATGTCCTATTAGATACATCACTGTATCAGCACCATCTGCTTCTGCACCAATATTACCGTACACACATGCAGAACCTATACTTCTAACTTCTGCACCATAACGCATACTGCTATCAGGATTTGCATTTCCTATAGCGCCTCTTGTAGCATACAAACCTCTATTAGCAAAATATGTAAAACAATTCAACCATTCAACTCTTACACCATTTGTCATTGTAATTGCATCAACGCCAGGTGTAATAAAAGTACACGAGTGAAACAACATACTTGCTTCTATACTATCAAAGTCTAATATACTTCCGTCTACTAAAGCACCTTTACCTGCGTCTCCTTGCAAATATCCTCTTGGGTCGCTTGCAGAAGTTACACTACCCTGTGTAATAACTGTTACGTTTCTAATGTAAGGTGATCTTTCGTTTACTAAACCATTAGGAACAAAACTAAATGCGTGTCCAGGTGAAAAGAAATCTTTTATTGTAAGATTTTCAATAGTAACATTTCCTTGTATTTGGAAAATGTCATTTGTGTTTGTATCCGAAGTAGGTGTAATTATTGTGTTTCTTATATCATGCCCTATGATTGTAATTCTTTCAGGAACTATTAAAGGACATACTTCTTGATATGTGCCAGGAAAAATATGTATTGCTACTGGGCCTGCTGTACTTGCATCTGCAACTTCTAATGCATGTTGTAATGTTCTAAATGCACCGTGTTGATGATCTCCAACATTTGTATCGTCTCCAAGCGTACTTACATAAAACATGTTACCTTGTCGGCGATTCATTGTTGATGTACCGATAATAAAGTTGTTTACATTTGTGTTCTCAGTATTGAATGACTGGGTATGTATATCGCCCCAATTTTTATCTGCACTACCTAAGTCATATGTATCAGTTGCGTCTGGGATTAAATCACTTGTTAGCTCACCTTGGAATACTAAGTCATCAGTGTCGTCATTACCTATTGTTAGACTACCGCCAAAGTTTATATCTCCTGTAGCGTGTATACCGCCTGTGCTGTTTAAATTACTTCTAATATTAACTGTACCATTGCCGTTTGGTCTAAGTTCAATATTCTGATCCGTAGTTCTTGAAGATATGGTATTAAAATCTATCTTAATGCCTGAGGTAGCTAATGATGTTGCAAATATATTAGTACCTGCATTTAAATTTAGATTGCCATTGTTAGATGTTATAGCAGAATTATCTACAGTAATATCAGCGATGTTTGCTACTGTACCTATTGAATTTACTGTTGCAAGTGTTGTAGGAATATTCAGAACATCTGTAGATGATTCTGAATTAATATTAATTTTATTGTTTGTTACATCAAGGTGTAACAAAGGAGTACTACTTGCTATTTCAGTAGAAGTATTGGCAAACTTTAGATCAATGCCATTACGTAATAAATTTGCTTGTAATAAACCGCCCGATATGCGACCAACTTGTGCCATAAAAGTATTCTCCTACAGTGTATTTATAGGATTTACTTGTCGAAGTTGTGTATGACTGTTACGAACTTGCCTACAGGAACTGCTGTACCAAATACTATGTACCATCCTGCCGCATAAGCCGGATTAGGTCCAGTTGAAGGAACATTTGTTCCATCGCTTTGTTCTAATGTGTAGTTTGTTGTAGGTATTTGTAAAACGTTTTCAACTAAAACTAAAACGTTTTGTGCTGCCGCTGGTATAGGATTATCTGTATCACCACTTGCTAATAGTCCAAACACAGTTTCTGTGCCGTCACCCGGGCCAAATGTTTGTAATACAATACCTGGATTTTGATTAGGCTCTTTGAAGCGTAATTTTCTCCAAGCACCGTTTTGATATGCTTCTATTTCATTACTTGTAGTATTATATCGTATTTGCCCATTGTTTGACGCAGTTGATATTCCTGCTTCGCCTGGGCGAGTTGCATCTGCACCTTTAGGTAAAAGCAAAGCACGTTCACTATCCGCAATAACTTGCGTATCAGTATCGTATTTTACACCTTGTCCGGTAATACTTCTTAGGTTAGTGCTTTGTGCTTTAATTAGACGCATTTTATACTTCCAAATAACTTATAGTGCATGATAAATTTGTGTTAGAGCTACCAATATCAGGATCAGCAGTAAAAGAAACTTTATCTCCTGTTTCTAAAACAACTCTCTCACTATCAAATGTAAATGTTTCACCTGCTGGTAAACTTAAATTACTTATAACTCTTGTCACAGCGTTATTCAATGGTGCTCCATTTGGAATTAAGTGCATATCAAATGCCGCTGTATCACTTGCATGGTTATTACAAACTAATATATTTGTAATTGCATATGATTTATCTGCTGGAACAGTAATTAGGTCTAATTGTGTTGTAGTTAATTGTGCGTTAGTTATTGCCATGTTTGTTCCTTAAAAAAGCATTCCAAATAGTAATGCTCTATTCTTACTTACCAATTCATCTCTGTTTGCTTCGTCGTTTACGAAGTAAATACCAGACTTACCAGTAGACTGTGTACTAATATAAATCTTAGATCCGTCTATTGGCTGTGTTGGTTCTATTGCTACATCGTCGTCGCCGGGTGTACTGTTAATATGTAAAGTATCATCAATTCTAACAGCGCCTGTACCAGGTGCTCTTAAAACTAAGTCATCGTTACTTGAGATTGTTTCAATTATTGTATCAGTAAATCTTAAATTACCATACTCTAATCTATCATCGTACATCTCTGCATGAATTACGCCGTCAATTGTAAAAGTTATTTTACTATGATCAACACCGCTACCATCTGGTGATGGTTCACTATCAAAGATTCTAATGCTTGACGGGCTTGATACGCCGTCACCAATCTGTTTTAAAAATACAGTAGCAAAACTTGTGCTAATAGCATCATCAACATATTTTTTATTTGTGATGTCATCGTCGTCTGTTACTTGATTTTCATAATCAGTTGTACCAGTAACTGTAATAACACCTGTTCCTGAATTAATTAAATGTAAATCGGAACCAGCGGTGTTGATAGCATTTGTTCTTATCGCTGCCGCTGATCCGTCATTAAATTTAAAAGCAAATACGCCAGGTAATCCTGTTCGTGAATTAGTGATGTCCTCATCTAATACAATATAAGCATCTTGTAAAGTACCACGGTCAATTCTAATGCCTGCTTCATCTAATGTGATGCCTGCACCAGTTTCACCTTGGTTAAGAATAATAATATTATCCTTAACAGTAAGTTCTTCACTTTGTACTGTAGTTGTATTACCTTGAACAATTAAGTCACCAGATATACGAACCTCACCAGTTTCTGCTCCGGTGTAAAGATAGATAGTTCCACCGTCAGTAACTGAAAGTTTGTAACTATTATCGGATACTTTAACGTATTTCAAGATTCAATCCTTATGCTTTATGCGTCTTCTGTGAAGTCGTCGTCATCAGTACCTACTAATGTGTTGTCGTCACCAGCTTCTTCAACTTGTGCCGCACCATCTGAAGTACTTGTGCTAAAGTTCCACGCTACACTAAGTCCGTCATAAGCGTTTGCACCTGTTCCACTTGGAGCAGATAAAGTTGCTTTACGTCCAGCAATTTTACTTACTGTGTAAGTTTCACTGTCGTCCATTTTGAATGAAATAGCCATTTCGCCTGCCGCTAATGCCGCTGGTAATTTACCAGTTGTTAGTGTACAAGTAAATTCGCCTGCTGTTCCAATTTCTTCACATACAAATTTCTTTGAGCCTTTTTGCTTTACGATATAACCTTCTTTAACTGCTGTGCCGTTATGAAAGTTTACTTTGATTTCGTTGCCGGCTGCTGTCGGCGTTCCCATCAACCTTTTATTAAGTGGTCTTCCCATTGTTTTCTCCTATAATAGTAGTCCTATGCCCGTTCTATGAGCTACGCTGTGGGTACAGCATAAGTCCGCCTTGCGGCACACTATCTGACATATGTATTTATCAAACGTAAGATTTTGTTATAAATACAAGTGGAGGGCAATCCATTATGGACTTTTTAAGTTTAGTAGCAGATTTAGGGTTTCCGATAGCAGGAGCATTGGCAGCCGGTTTATTTGTTTTTACTACATTAAAATTTATATTAGCAGGTGTTACAGGTTCTGTCAAGGGATTAAAAAATATTACAAGTGGTCTTGACAATCGTGTGCAAACTATGAATAATGATCTTGTGAAGATCGATGCGCTTATGAGCCATGCACTAAAGGTAAAACCTAATGTAGATAGGATTGCGGCAAATGAAGGCAAAGAAGATGCAAGGAGAGATTAAGTGATTTGGTTAGACTATACTGTAGAACAAGCTGGAGATAATTTTACTGTCAAAGGTGATTGGCCCGGAGAAGTAATGGGTGTTCAAAAAGACGGTACGCCAAAATCTCATTGGTTATATAAACCAGGCGATGTCTTTATTGTTAACGAAAACGGATGGCTTGTTAAGTCAGACGAGGTGAACACGTTATTAATGAAATACGAAAAGGAAAAATATGGATCTAAGTCAAGTAGTAAGTGATTATGGTTTTCCAATAGTCGCGGCTACTGGGTTAGGTTACTTTGTATATTATATTTGGAAATGGGTTACGACCGAAATTCAACCTGTCGTTGGTGATGCTATGGCTACACTAATAAAACTGGTTGACAGAGTTCGCATGTTAGACAACGACATGATACGCTTGAATACAAAACTTACTATGGCTTTAGAAAACGAAGCAAAACTTGATAAAGAGCGTAGAGCTGAACTTGAAGAAATTGTCAACAAATACAGTGATGTAACAAATCAAAAATTTGACAGCACTGGTAAAAAATAATTATTTAGAAGTTGCTATAAACACACCATTCCAATCTTTTGGTAGGTCTTGTGTTTTCATGTATTCACAGCGTTCAATCCACATATCATAATAGCCTTGCATTTTTGCATTAAAGTGCCTTTTTAGTCTTTCGCATATGTAAATAGCTTCATCAAACTTTTGTTCTTTGTATGCATCGTGCATACGCTCGTGCATTTCTTGACTTTTCTTTTGAGCGTGTGTTCCTTCTAAATCTAACACAGTATAAATGCTTAATCCTACACTTTTACCTTTTACTTGTAAGTCATCTACTTTTAGATAAAAGAAATCATCTTTAGTTTCTTTGTATGTGCTTTCGCCTACTAAGAGGAGACATCCGTATTCTTTACACTTGCTTTCAATTCTTGCGGCTGTTGATACTGCGTCTCCCAACACATCGTACGAATGTCTTGCTGTGCTACCCATTTCTCCAAGATAGCCAAGGCCGGTATTGATGCCGGCACCCATTCCAACGGGCGGCCTTCCTTCTGCTGTAATTTTATCATTAAATTTCTCCACTGCACTTAACATATTCAATCCACATTGTATTGCTGTTTTAGGATGTTCTGGATCGTCTATTGGCGCATTGTGTATGTGCATACTTGCATCGCCGATATACTTAATAACCATACCGTCTGAATCTAATATAGGTTGCGTAATAGCATCCATATAGCCATTCATAATTTTAGTTAAGCCTTTAACATCATCACCGAACGATTCGCCTAATGGTGTAAAGCCACGCAAATCACTAAACAGTATACTAACTTCTTTTTTCATTCCTTCTTTAATTAATGAAGGATTTTCTTGTAGTAAACGTACTACTGTTGGACTTGCATATCCTGCAAACTGTTTCTTAATTGCTTGTTTCTGTGTGTATTCACTTACAAATCTATTAAACACTGCATGTAATCCGACGATTAGAACTGTAATCACCGGCATAGTAACATCAAGCAAATAAAGGTACTCTTGCCAAGCGTATAACGCTCCGTAAGCAAGACTTCCGCTAAAGAGTAGTATAGACCCACCAACTATGTAATATGGTGTAAAACGAGCTAATAATACTAATAAAAGGCCTAAAATAGCTGTAGTAAGTAGTTCAGCCAAAAACGCCCAGTATGGACGTTGTATCTGATCTCCATCTATTACAGTCTGGAGCATAACTGCTGAAGGAATGTAATTATATTTTGGACCAGTTGGTGATGCTATCATTCCGCCAATTCCTTCAGCAGTTACTCCTACAATAACAGTTTTACCTGCTACTGTACTTAAATCATTGTCAGCAACACTTATAGTTTCAAAATCTTTATTCCAACGTAACCAAATTTGTCCATTTGGATCTGTGGTTATTATTGGAAACCCCGGAACTCTTACTTTTTCAATCCCACCTTGATTAGCTTTCACTTGATAGCTTGGATTTCCTGTTGCTACTCTGATTACTTCCACTGCTAAAGCAGGATACGTATCATCCCCGATACGCATAAGAAGAGGTACTCTACGTACAACGCCATCGATCTCTGGGAAAGTGTTCAACACTCCTACACCGTCTGCATTCTCTCCTAACAATGGAATAGGTCCCAGCATCCCCGGCCATTCAAACATGTATGGCAGTGGGTCTCCTATCTTCGCAATTCCTCGCGGGACCGAGTTGCGATTGGCTTGTGTAGATCCTGTTTGAGCAATCACTACGCCGTTATCTACAAGTGCTTCGGCTAATGCTATATCACCGCCAAGTCTATCTGGCTCTGAAAATAACATAGGCATTACAATAATGCCAGCACCTGCTTCACGAAGCTTCCAGATTATATCTGCAAGAACATCACGCTTCCAAGGCCATTGTCCGTACTTTTCAATGGCGCTTTCGTCGATAGTGACGACAGCAATATCTTGGGATAATGTTGGCTGATCTGTTTGTTGAAGTATATCAAATGACTTCAGCCGAGCCGTTTGCACTACAGAGCTATCATTGTAGTGGAAACCTATCATAATAAAAGCCGTAACTAAGGCCACAGCCCAATGTGTAATATACTTGGTCATACTGTATTTATTTGTCTTTGATACGGTCTTTAAATTTTAAAGGAGGTCTGTCTACTTGTAGTCGTTTAGGGCATTGGTACTGTTTCAAAGTAGATGCGTAATCCTTTGAAGTGTCTGTGCATTTATAATAACACTGCCTATCTTCACCTACAATTTCTTGCTTGTATAAGTTGCAGGTTAAGAAGCCAGCCATAGCCAACTCTAATAACATACAATTATTTAGTTAAGTTTTATGTAAGTCTCGTCAATTACAATTTCGATGCAATCTATAGACTGGCCTTTTGATTTTACTAACACATGTGCTTTGCTAAGTTCTGCGGCACATTCTTCTTGTGTAGTAAATGTTCCTATATGATAATTTTGCATGGCTCCGCCTGCAGATAATGCCAAGTAAATTAATATCCACATACTACCATTTTCCTGTGCCAACTCCTATTAACCAAAAAACAAAAGCTAATACAGATAGGCCTACTACCGCTAAAGTTATTCCGACTACCCATTCTAAGATTAATTGTTTACGTTCTTCAGCTTTATAAACTTCTGCCGCACGTTTCTTGCGCATTTCGCCTTCGATGCGTACAATTTCATCCCAGGCACTTGGACCATAATAAAAACTTATGTGTGTTTTCATTTCATCGCGCATTTCTTTTGCTTTTTGTTTATGCCCCCAAATTTCCAGAGCATTTTGTTCTATTTGGCTTGCGCCAAACAGTTTTTTGAACATTGGTGGATTTTCGGCTTGTTTGTGTGAAAAGTCTAAGTCAGACATTGCACCTGCCCACTGAGATAGAGTCCCTGCCATGTCGTGCAGTTCTCGCCCAGTGTCTATTGCTGACTTAATTCCGCGATATGCGGCTGTTGCCATTCCTATAGCCGATACGGGATCGATCATGGGTATTGCTTTCTGTGAATGCACCGAAAGGTGACTTTCTGAAACGCCCTCACGCTTCGCTTACAAGTGTATTTATCTTTTACCCATAAGTTTGGCTTTTAGAGCCATCATTTCAAGATCTTTTTTGCTGGCTTGGGCTGATTCAGTTTTCTCTGTTCGCGTATCCACCACATGCTCGGAGTGTGCTTGTGTACTTTGATTGGATTCTTTATGCCTTCCGATGCGGCTTTCAAGAGCGGCGATTCTGGATTTAAGCTCTGCAACTCGCTTAGGAATCCAATCCTCTTGTTGTTCTGCATCTGTGTGCTCCTTTTGAAACCATCCGAACATGTGTTTATTTACCCCTTAAATATAGGTTCCCATTTCCAGTCCGGTACTTCGTCCCAAAATGCCGCAGGCGAAACAAATGTAGTTTCCCATGTTGCATTTACTACTCTATACTCAAAATATAAAAATGTAATGTAAGTCATACATAATGCTACTAATATACCACATCCTAAAAAATACATTTTTTGTAGCTTTGTAAACATATGATCTTGATTAAAGTTACTCATTTTAACATCCTCCGTTTGCAAGATATCTTTTGTTCTTGCCCCAGCACGGGTCTATGTTTCCATTTGATCCGCCTGGATATCTGAAATGAGGATTTGCTTTTAAGAAAGCCGCAGTATCATAATTATCTTTTATGTATAGTGCAACTCTACCCTTAGATGCACACCCTGCGGCCTTTCTAAAATCAAATTCTTCAAATCTTTCTTCAACAGGTAAGTTTCTATCATACCCTTCTAAATCGAGACAAGTTTTTGCTATCTCGTTAAAGCCCATTTCCATTTTTTTAATCCTTCCCTTTCAGTTTTGTGTAATAGTAGTTGTGCCACAACCATTTGCGTTTAAGCAATTTTGCATTATAGAATAAGTTTTTCCTGTTGAACTATCTTGTGTAAGATCCAAACCTGATGTATAACCTGACATTGAAATACTGGCATTGTGATTGCCACTTCCGTCTTGTGTTACATCAATTGTTTGATCATTGCCTACAGATATTTCTGCATAGTGCGAGCCTGAGCCTTGTTGGTATAGGTCTATATCATTGTCGTCACCTTGTACACTTAGAAATGCTTTCTTATCTCCATCATTAAGTTGACTTGTCAAAACATTGTTGTCGTCACCGTCAAGATCTAATGCAACAAAGTGTCCATTAGTTCCAATACCATTGGCATGATTTTGCGTAATACTTGTTGTATTAAAGCCGCCATTGATGTTAAACTCGGCTCTGTTATCGTCTGAACCTGTAGTACCGCCTTGGTCAACAGTTGTATCGTTATAGTTGCCTGTGATATCAAACAACATTACATTGTTAGTACCATTTTGATTTAGCGTAGTAACATTGTTACTTCCAGTAATTTCTGCATTTTCATAATTAGTAGTTGTACTACCAGTGCCTGCGATAAGATTGTTATCGCCTTCTTGGTCGATAGTTAACTCGTTGTCATTGCCCACTTGCTCGATGTATATACCATTACCACTATGTGTTACTGCTCTTGATGTTGTTATTTGTGTGGTCTGTGCATTGCTTATACTTGATGTGTAAGTCACTGTTGTTGCAACTAATCCTTCTTCTTGCAATGCTCTTAACAAGAAAGCATTTTGATTATCAACAAGAGAATTATATGATAAAAACTGTCCATAACCAGTAGTGACCATTACGGTACCACCATTGGAACCATAGCCCCATTTATACCAACTCATATAATTATTACCTGTGCTGTTTTTGGCCATTGCTGTACCGCCACTTGCTGTAAACAATTTGTCTGGTCCTGGCAATGTGTTTTCACTTGATGTACTTGAAGCATAATCGCCTACTGCAACTGAAGCAAAACAGCCGCTACAACTTTGGGAATACCATGTCATTGATCCCACACCCATTTTATTTTCAATCAGTGATTCTATATTGCCATTTCTGTTGGTTGCACCGTTGACTCCTACTATGAGTAATTTACCACCACCATTTACATAGTTGTCATACGCTGTCTTACAAGTACTACCACAGTTTGAAGTTCCTGCCATATCAATAACTAAATCTTGGCCTGATATTGCACTTGAACTTACTGTGCCACTTGTACTTCCTGTAACAGTAAATCCTAAATCTTCAAGTTCGCTTTTTAAATGATTGTATTGAGCGGTGGTGCCTGGGCTACCGTTACTATAATATATAAAGGCATCATTAGCTTGCACAGGACAAGCCTGAAAAACAAAGTATAATGCTATAACTAAGATTCCTAAATGTGTTCCTGTTAGTTTCATTATTGTCTCTGCTTTATATCTATACTATTAGCACCTACACCAAGTAGATATTCATACACTGCTTCGTCTTGCTGTTCTATGTTTAGAGTATAACCGTATTGATCATTTAATTTTATATCTATATTGTTGTTTAACGAAATATCTTTTCTTCTTATATGATATGTAGGTTCTTCGTAATCAAGGAATATACGTGTTGTTTCGTCATATCCTGTAATTTGTTTTTGTCTAAATATTTCTTGGTTTTCCAGTTTAAGTTGATCTCTAAATAAGTTAGCTAATGCTAAATTTAAAACATCTAACATATCAACTAACAAATCAGATAGATAGTAATCGCTATCATCTAACTCTGTAGCCCATATATTTTGCACATCTGATGTTAGTGCATCATTATTAAGTTCGTCAAATTCTAAAAAATCTATATCAAGAAAATCAAACATCTTTTTTGTTTTTTTACGTATTTCATCTTCCTCTTCTTCATAAGGTTTTTTCTTACGTAATATTAATAGTTGGTTGATTTCTGATTCGCCTATATCTAAAATTAAAGGGGGAGTCGGGGGACGCATGCCGTGTGTAACCATGGTGGATTGGAAGGCTTGGTTCATAATTACAAAGCCAGCATCGGTTTCCACTTCTATTTCTCCTGTGTAGCAATACCCATCTACATCACAAGAGGGTAAAAGTGTTACCATCGTGCCGCCCGCCTCGTCTACTACTAATATAAAATCGGTTCCCCTAACTCCGATTGTAGCAGATGGTGTTTTAATTTGTACGTTTTGTCTATATTTTTTTGCTATTTGGCCTGAAGCATATCTCACACCTCCTAAGGAGGCCTTAATTGAAAGTTTGCCTATATCGTTTGCAGGGTCATAGACAAACTCGTCAATCAAAAGTCTTGAATGTTCTGTTAAATCTACTCGTGTTTCGTCAATAAAATCAATTCTCATTTTACCGTTAGCTGTAACCGCAGTGTCCATACTTTGCACACTTACGCCTGCGCCACCTGTAATTACATCATTTCGCCTTTCAAGCACGCCAGAGCCTTTCATTTCGCCAATATTGCCTGCTGACAAATTAGCATAAACGGTTGAGGTGCTCGAAAGAAAAAATGCGAATGTTAGAATTAATCTTAACATTTTAGTCACTCTGCGTTATATTGACAGTTTGACCATCACCTGAAAAAGTTGCATCAACTTTGTTGTCGTTAACGCCACTTTGGTTAATGGTGTAAGATGACCCGCCGCCTGTAATATCTAAGATAATTTCATGCCCGTTTGTATCTCCATTACCGTCTATATCTAAATCAATAATATTTCCTCCAGCAACACTTGTTGAAAGATTATTATCGGTAGCTGATTGGACTTGGTTAGATGCTAACGATGCACTGTTATCTACAGTGACAGTTATGTTTGCATCTGTTCCGTCAACGTCAACGTCAAAAACGTTTCCGTCTCCATCAACAGTGAATGCCGCAAGTAAATCTTCTGCATCTGCAGATTGCCCTACATAAAACTTGAATTCGTTGTCATCACCATCTACAGTGACATTCAACGTAACGTCATCACAATTACCCGAACTTGCGCTTGAACATAACATGTCTACTGTGTTACGATCACCAGTAAAATCCCATGTTCCTTCGTAGTTCACTCCTTTGATAGTTGCCGCAATAACGTTTGCACTTCCTGTCTGTGTAATATCGAACGTCATACCGTCGCCCTCTAAAATAGCCGCAGTTGTTGCTGTGCCTATAACATTATTCGCACCATCTTGTACTATGTCTAAGTCTAATGTGTCTCCGACCTGCTCGATGTAAATATCGTTTGCCAGAGCAGTAGATACAGTAAACCAGAGTATAGCTGTTAAGTACAATTTTATACTTTTCATAATAGTTACCCTCTTATTTAAACTTCCAGAGTCCTTTATTAACTCCTTCGTTTACCAGCTCTATTATGCCTTGTTCAATGGCTGCCCTCACAGCATAATTAACTGGTTCATTAACACTGAAGCCGGCTTCCGACTCCACTAATTTAGTCCCCAAATCCAAAAACTTGAAGATGTCCGCTCCGGACCTGTAGCTTGCAATCGTTTTTTCGGTTGCTATGCTCATCAACACCTTACCGGTGCTAACACTAACAAGGCGCATCACAATAGTAACAGTGTCTATTCTGTACTCTGTTTGTGCTCCTATTCCTAAATACCTTGCTCCAATTCCTCCGACTGCAACATTGCTGTCGTATCCTACAATGCCGCCTTCAAGCAATAAGCCCGCAAACAACATAGGTTTTAATGGCGTTGGACCATTAGGTAAATCTTTTTCATACACGTCACGTGTGTTACGTATCAACTGACGTTCTTTAATCAAGTGGTCCATGCCCACTCTTTCAACAACTTCAAACCACGTTCCGTTTCCTACTTCTTGTAGAGCTTTAATAACCCAAACTTCACTTCCTTGTGTTACTGCGCTACTTAAATTAGCAATATTATCTGCAGGTTTACGTTGTCCTGTTTTATCTGCAAATTGGTATACTGCTATTGTAATTTTTGGTCCATCTATAGGACGAACATTCATCATTCTATCTTTAATAGGTGACACCTGTAATCCAGGACTGTCTTGTGAATCTATTAATTTTTCCATGCTTTGCATGCCTGCACAGCCTGTTAGGAATGCAAGGGTAAGAATGGCACAAACAGTTTTCAGCATACTAAAAATTAAACTCTCCTGATCCTGGTATCGATATTTCAGTAGTAGAGCCATCTTCTTCAACAACAGTCAAAGTGATTTCTCCAGTTATAGCATCTTTAACCCATGATATAGTTGAACCTTCGATTTCTGCTGTTCCTGATGTTGGGCATGTGCCTGTTGTGGCATCACAATCAGCAAACATACTATCAACCATTTGTTTTGATAGTTGTGCATATATTCTTGATTCAACGTTCTTAATAAATTTATTAAGTGTAGTATTTTCTAATTCACGCTCTAAGCGAGCCGCTTCTGCTTTCTGTGCATCTGCAATTTCTTTTCTGCGGTTAAACTGTAGCTGTTCTACACTTAGTACGTGAGTACTGTAGCCGTTACCATAATGAAATGCTGGAGATTTAAAACTCCAAGTCAAGTCACTTGCGGCAACATTGGGTATAGCAAATGTAAGTGCTAAAGTCAGACCGATGATATGTATATTTCTTATCTTCATAAAGGAAGCCCTCCACTTGTATTTATCGCTTGGTGTTAAAATTTTAACACATATGTAATATGTTTCCGATCATTGTAATTGTTTTGCAAACACTGCATAAATATCTTAATAAGGTCAGGAATCTAAATGGTGCTAAAGTCAGAACAGGATGTAATGTTCGAAGCTTTTGAGGAAATGAGTCGACATCATAATATCAAAGATGACCAGAACGTACCTACAAAAAATTTAGATAAAGAAACTGAAGATTTTATAATAGATAAAATTAAAGATGCTTTAATTGAACACAACTACAATCAAACACATGCAAGCAAATCTTTAGGAATCAAACGTACAACGTTTATTGCTAAATGTAAAAAGTTTGGAATTTTTAATAAGAAAACAGACGCCTAAGCGCCTGTTTAAGAATAAGCAATTTTAGGTAGGACTCGGTTTCACCTACAACCCTTCGACACAGATACCTGTCTGAATCCCGGGAACCAACTTCCGCTCGGTAGAGCGATGTGACACAACGCATTTCTGCAACCATGCCTGGGTACCACCCCTAAGCTGTCATCTTCAACCCTCTGGTAAGAGCCTCTTCGATGCACTAAAAAATAAAAGTTAATTACTCTTTTATTGCTTATGTTACTAATATAGCATCTATATTATAAAAGTCAACCACTTTTTTGCACTTTTTGCAATAAAAAGTCAACTTTTTTCTTATGGTGCAGTTTGATAAGCTGTTGAAAGCACCAAAGCGTATAGTTGTCCATTACACTTCTCCTCGTTAAAGTTAAAGTGCGTTCCTTCGCTAATGCTACTTCCGTCCCGTAGGATGAACGTAATAATATTTAGTCAAAAAAATAGGCCCCGAAGGGCCTATTTCCAATTTTGCTATGCTTTATATCTTAGCTAAAAGATACATTACCATTGGTAATTGCAACGGCAGCCAAGTAATCAGCGGCGTTACCAAGCGATGAAGCAGTATTGTTTAGCTCAACATAACCATAACGTGTCATAAATGATACTGTTGGTTCGAATGTTGATGGATCTAATACAACACCTGAGCTCATTAGCGGAATGTATGGGCAATAAAACGCTGCCGCATCTGATTCGCTTGAACCTTTGTAACCAACAAGTACGTTTGCACTGTCGGCTGCATATGTGTTAACATATACCTTCATAGCGTTGTTCAAAGTACCAACCATTTTAGTGTTAGTTGGAGCTTCAAAAGTTCCTTCAGTAGTTCTTGCAAATGCTGAAGTTGTTGCACTTTGTAGGATCGTTAGCGCAAATGGGCTAACTACGGCCCAGTTACCTGCGCCTCTACGTGTACGCTGTGCAATCAAGTTTGCAACTCTATTGATTTGAACTGCCAATGCGGCGTGTTCGTCACCAACGAATGTTGCTGTACCTGATACAGCGGCCTGATCGTATGTAAGTGCGGCTGTACCTGCAAGAGTATTAAGACTTGAAAGGACCTCTTGGTCGATTTCAGCAGTAATTTCTTGTGCAAGTGCTGCCATGATTTCAGCTTCTACGTCAATACCGTGCTGTGACTGAGCGTCCTGAGCCGCCTCAAATGTCCAGCGAGCTGACAATTTACGTGTCTTAGCTTCGACTGTTTGCTTGAGGATCTGGATGCTTAGTTGATTTCCAGCTGTACCTTCTTTAGTTGCTGTAGCATCTGCTTTACCATTTGCATTACCTGAATAACCTTCAGCTATTTTGAATGGTGAAAGAGCTTCTTCGCCTGCGGTTGTTGAACCGCCTGCTGTGCCTGCGTAAGTGTCCGAATAACGGACTCTTAGTGTGTGGATTTGACCCACTGGACCGGTCATTGGTTGTACCCCAACAAGTTCATTTGCAATCACTGTTGGCATAACACGTCTGATGACTGGTAGGATAACTCTATTAAGAGTTGCGACATTACCGGCAGATGTAGCACCAGCTGTTGCTGACTCTGACAAATACGCTCTCGTATTTTCCAAAGTTGCAGCCATAACTGATTTCTTGTTGCCCTTAAGGCCTTCAAGAAGTGCTGTCTTTGTATCCTGCCAGCGACTTTCGAGTAGTTCTGACATAATTATCTCCTTAATTTAAACCAGCAAGACGTTTGATGTCAATGACATTTGATTCGTCTGCTTCACTACTAACGTTAGTTGGTTGTTCTCTGTTGCCTGTTACTTCTTTGCCTTCTTTTAATACTGCCTTCTGCTTTGCTGGAGTATTACCGTCAATAACTGTTGGTAAATATTTTTCAAACTGCTTTGTTAATCTTGCAGTTTGTACTGATTCCAGTAAATCTGTCATAATTTCTTTTTGGTCTTTACCTAACGGTGAAACCAAATCGTTAATTATTTTTTCTCTTTTGATAGACTCTTCAAGTGCTTTACGTGAAGTGTCTACATTTACAGCTATGTCTTTAGCTTTGGCAGCGAATGCCTTTGCTTCAGCTAACTGTTTATCTTTTGTGTCGATTACTTTTAGAAGTTTTGCAGTCTCGCTCTTCTCATTTAAGTAAGAAGTGCCATACTCGGCTGCGTATGCTTCGAAAATTTTGCGACCAAAATCATTTTTACGTGCTGTATCAATATCTTCTTTAAGTTGATGAATTTCTTTGTTAAGACTTTCACTAACAAGATTGGATACGGCAGTAGCACCACGCTTGATAAAGTTGTCTTTAACTTTAGCAAGATGTGCTTTTGCTTCTTTGACCAAACGTACTTTTGTTTCAGCCAAATCATTTTTATCTTCTTGAAATTCTGCAATTTCGGAAGTAAGAGCTTCTACAACGAACTCTTCAAGTTTTGAATAACTTTCTGCCATTTTAACTTTGTCTGAACGTAATTCGCTTACTTCTTTTTGTAATTGATTTACAACAAAGTCTTTTAAGAGATGTGCATTTTCTTTCATTGCAACAGCATATTTTGCTTTTTGCTCTGAAAGTGCTTTGCGGTCTTCTGCAAATTCTGCAATCTCAGCAGTTAAGTTTTCACTTAGCATTTGGTCGATTGACTCAACCATTGCCTGCTTGTCATGTTCGTACTTGGCAGCAAATTCTTCGCGGAGTTCAGCAGTCACTGACTGTTTGTTCTCTTTGACTTTTGCGTTCCAAGCTTCTTCAATTTCAGCTCTGATATCTTCGTTTATTGCATCGCTTTCGAAGAGTTGTTTCAGTGCATCTATCATACCATTCTCCTCGTTTATCGGAGGTTGTTGATTATATTAACCAACGATTCCTTAAGATACTTTTGTGCCTTTTGATCTTCTTGTGTTGCCTTTGCTAATTCAAATGCCTTATATCCTCCCTGAGTGTTCATGATATGCTCATAAATCGGTGTTGGATATGCACCAGGGGCACTTGGCTGTGCCACAATGTCCACGGTGATTATTTCAAAGTCTTTTACGTTTCCTTGACCATCTACTTCACCAGAGCCCCTACTGGAAACACCTAATTTAACTTTTGCATCAAGCATTGTTCTAACTAAGTTTCCCATAGGAGTTGGTAAGATTTTCAATTTTCCGTAACCATTAGCACCGTCCATCCAACATGATTCAATCATGTGTGACACACGGTCAAGGTTTATGTTTAGTCCTTCTGGATGATCTACCTCTCCACAAACGCTATAACCATTCTCAATTTGATCGTTGAGAGTTTTGACAGCCCTGCCTATTTCCTCAACTGGGTACACACGCTGATTAGCATTGCGCACTCCGCCTTGGATACAAATACCTTTCATTTTAAGGTCTTTGCCTTCGTTGGCAGTTTCAACAACTATTTGAGCTTGGTCAAAACTTAACTGTTCGCTTAGGTAATTACTCATCTAAAATTCCTAATTTAGCTTCCAAGAGTTGATTTCTTGTCGGCTGCTTGTTCGGGCTTACCTTTTTTCTCAGCCCCGTGACCTGGTTGAGCTTTATTTGCTTTAGAAGCCTTACCACCTGGAACATTTACATTCCCTGCGCTATCTTCTTTAGCATTGCTATCACCTAAGCCAGCATGGTCGCCACCTTTTTCTTCACCGCCTTTAGCGATGTTTGCAGAGGTACCACCCATGTTATTTGCGCTTGCTATTGGGGATTTAGTGTTGTCACCGTTGTCGCCCATTGTTGCAGATACTTTTTCTACATATTCGCGCATTGTTTCGCTTGCTGATTTTTCGCCTTCGTCAACTTCCTCATCGGATGCTTCGTCAACTTCTTCATCAGTAGCTTCTTCAACTTCTTCGTCGGATGATTCAAAAGCAACTGCTTCTTCTTTGTCAGCTTCGTCGTCAGCGTCCATGTCCATGTCCATATCGCCTTCGTCGTCACTGTCGCCAGCGTCTTCGTCGCCCATCATCTTTTCAAATTCTGCTTTAAGATCTTCTAATGCATCTTCAAGGTCTTCTACACGATCTTCAACGTCACCTTCTGGTTCGTCGTCGCCTTCTTCACCTTCGTCGTCCATACCTAAGTCGGACATCATGTCATCAGTTTTATCTTCGCCTGCATCGTCCATTGGATCTGCTTCAACTTCAAATTCATCAAGGTCAAAACCTTCATCAACTTCTTCGTCTTTAGCTTCGTCAACTTCTTCGTCAGTAGCTTCATCTACTTCTTCGTCGGATGCTTCGTTTGTTTCTTCGTCGGATGATTCATCTACTTCTTCATCAGTAGCTTCATCAATTTCCGCTTCGTCTTCAAGTAGTGACTCATATATGTCACGTGACTTTTCAACTACAATTTCGTGGAATAATGCTTCAGCGCCTTCCTTGTCTTCGTTAACAAGGAGCTCGAGCATTTGTTCAAATTTATTTGTGTCTGCCATTGTTTTCTCCTATAAATAAGCACCAGACATAGTCTGGTTATGGGCTGTCATATA